GCCTACAACCTGGCCGCGTCTACGATGGAGGAATACGAGGAGATCGATGAGGAAGATGTGGGTGGCATCGTCCAGGAAAAGAAGATCCTGGCGTACAAGATCACCCTCGAATCCGGCTGGCGGATCACGGCGCTTTCCAGCCGACCGACAAACCTGCGCGGTAAGCAGGGCCGCGTAGTCATCGATGAAGCGGCATTCCATGACGATCTTGCCGGGCTGCTCAAGGCGGCGCTGGCGCTTCTTATGTGGGGAGGCCAGGTCAGGGTCATCAGCACGCACTTCGGGGAGACGAACGAATTCAATTCCGGGATCCAGGACATTCGTGCTGGTAAGAAGCCATACAGCCTCCACCGGGTGGACTTTGACGACGCCCTGCAGGATGGCCTTTACCGGCGGATCTGCGAGGTCCTGGGGAGGGACTGGACGGCCGAGGGACAAGCGGCATGGAGGCAGGCCATTATCGATTCCTATGGAGAGGACGCGGACGAGGAGCTTTTCTGCATCCCGAGCCAGGGAACGGGAACCTTTTTGACTCGCGCACTGATCGAGACCTGCCTCTCCGAGGAGATCCCCGTCATCCGGTATGAGCAATCGAAGGCTTTCGCGGAGATCGCCGATCATATCCGTTACGCGGAAGTGAAGGACTGGTGCGATGAAAACCTGAAGCCTCTGCTGATGAATCTCGATCCGAAGCGCGCCTCCTATTTCGGCGAAGACTTCGGACGGACCGGCGACTTGACGGTCATCACGCCTCTTTGTGAGCAGCAATCGGCAACTTTCCGGTCTCCATTTATCGTGGAACTCCGAAATATCCCCTTCAAGCAGCAGGAGCAGGTGCTGTTTTACATTGTAGATCGGCTTCCCAGGTTCCGCTATGGCGCTCTCGACGCAAGGGGAAACGGTCAGTATCTGGCGGAAGTGGCCATGCAGAAATACGGAGCTTCCCGGATCGCCCAGGTCATGTTGAGCGAGACCTGGTACCGGGAACACATGCCGAAATACAAATCGGCCTTCGAGGATCGGTCCATCCTGCTCCCAAAGGACGCCGATATTATCGAGGATCACCGGGCCTTCAAGGTCGTTCGTGGAGTGGCGAAACTTCCCGAAGCAAAGATGAAAGGCAAGGACAACAAGCAGCGGCATGGAGATTCCGGCGTTGCCGGCGCGTTGGCCTGGTTTGCGACAACGGAAGGTGAAACCGGTCCCGTTGAATATGAAACTGTCAACAAAAGGCGCTTCGCTGCGCAGCAGGGAGCCTGGTGATGGCCATTCTATACGATCAATTTGGCAAAGAAATTCAGGTCATGAAACAACCGGAAACCCGTGAGATCGCCGTGACGACGATCCGGGACCGCTGGTCGTCCTATCCGAGCCAGGGGCTTACGCCCCAGCGGCTGGCCGATATTTTCAAGGAGGCCGATGGCGGCGACGTTTACCGGCAGGCCGAACTGTTCGAGGAGATGGAGGAGAAAGACACCCATCTCTTTTCGGAGCTTCAGACACGGAAAAACGCGGTCCTGGGACTGGATTACGATCTGACGGCATGGTCGGAATCTGCCGAGGATAAGAAAATTCGGGATTTTGTCTCCGATTGCATTTTTAACCTCGACAGTTTTGACGATGCCCTGCTGGACCTCCTCGATGCCATCGGCAAGGGCTATTCGCTCTGCGAGATTCTCTGGACGATTGACGGCGGAAAGGCTGTCATTGGCGGTCTGCCGTGGATTCACCCCAAGAAGGCCGTATTCTATGACCGGGGCGGCGACATGTGGGCCAAGAGTTTTGAGGTCCCCCGCGTCGTAACCGAGACGGAGCCAGTTTACGGAGAGGTCATGCCGCCCTTCAAACTGGTTTACCACCGCTATAAAGCCAGATCCGGCTATGACACACGCGCTGGCGTCTTGCGGGTTTGCGCCTGGATGTACCTGTTCAAAAACTACTCACTGAAAGATTGGGTGGCCTTCTCCGAGGTTTTCGGCATGCCGCTTCGTCTTGGAAAATACGACCCTGGCGCAAGCAAGGAAGACAAGGACGCCCTGGTGTCGGCAATCCAGTCATTGGGCTCCGATGCCGCCGGAATCATCTCCAAGAGCACCGAGATCGAGTTTGTCCAGGCCATGAAGAACGCCGGGACGGAGAACATCTACGAAGCCTTGTCCAATTTCTGCGACCGGCAAATGTCGAAGGCCATTCTCGGCCAGACGGCAACGACGGAAGGTACGCCGGGCAAGTTGGGCAACGAAGACGCCCAGGATCGGGTGCGCAGGGATCTGACGAAGGCCGACTGCCAGGCCATTGAAAAGGCGGTCCGTTTTCAAATCGTTCGCCCACTGGTGGGCTATAACTTCGGGTGGGACAAGCCCCTTCCCTGGTTCAAGCTGATGTTCGAACCGCCCGAGGATCTGGAAACGTTGAGCACCGTCTATAAGAATCTACGCGAAATGGGGCAGCCCATGTCTGCCGAACACGTTTCCGACCGGTTCAAGATACCCCTGCCGAAGTCCGGGGAGACGCCCCTCGGCGATGTCAGACCCGAACCGCCAGGCAAAAAGGCCCCGCTGGCGGCCAAAAACCGCCCTCAGGAGCGTTTTCTTGCCGGACACGACCTGGTCATCGCCTCGGGCCGAAATCTCGCCTCTGAGGCAAATTTTGATGCGGCTGATGTCATCGCCGACAGTCTCGGGCAAGATACCCTATCCGCCTCGGATGCCCTGATGTCCCCTTTGAAGCGCCTGGTTGATTCAGCCGTCTCCCTGGAAGAGCTGCGTGACGGTCTCATCGATCTTTACGGCGAGATGGATCCGGCGGAACTCGGCGCGGTGATCGCCAGGGCGATGCTGATCGCCGAGGCCTCGGGACGGTATGACGCCCGAGAGGAGTCGATCTAATGGACCCTGAACTGTTGACTGTCCTCAAATTGCCCTTCGCGCAGCAGCAGGAATTTTTCAAGGGCAAGTTGGATATCCCGACGCGCAAGTGGGACGACCTCTGGAAGGACCAGCACGCGAAGGGGTTCATGGTCGCGGGAGCCTACAAGGCCGACCTACTGGCCGACTTCCGGACCGCCGTGGACAAGGCCGTCACAAAAGGGACAACCCTTGAGGCGTTTCGCAAAGATTTTGACAACATCGTTGCCAAGCACGGCTGGAGCTACAACGGCTCCAGGAATTGGCGCAGCGAGATTATTTATTCCACCAACGTCCGCCAGGCGTACAACGCCGGACGCTGGGCGCAGTTGACCGACCCGGAGCAATTGGAAGTGCTGCCCTATCTGACTTACAAGCACGGCGACAGCAGACATCCACGACCTCACCATCTGGCCTGGGACGGAACGACCCTCCCGGCGGCAGATCCCTGGTGGGATACGCACTATCCTCAGAACGGCTGGGGGTGCAAATGCCGGGTCTATGGCTCCACGAAGAAAGAATACGAGGCGGCCAAAGCCGCCGGCAAGGGCGAAGCGCCGAAATCGGAAATAGACCCGAAGACGGGAGAGCCGGTCGGGATCGACAAGGGCTTCGGCTACAACGTCGGCAAGGCGGCCTTCGGCAAGAGCTGGGTGCGGGAGTCGGGCGAAATGCGGGAATTAGGCCCCTGGCGGAAAGAAAAATATCCGTTCCTGCCGGCGAAATTAACGGGATCTGCTCCTCCGGTTCCCCTGGGTCCGGAATTGCGAACAGAATCGCAACTGCGTGATTCTGTCCCGGTGGGAATCTACCGTGACAAATTGGGGGATTCCGTAGGCGTTACGGAGGCGGTGGCCGATCATATCCTTGAGGATCAGAAGCGGTGGGACGGCAGGGAGCAATATTTTCCACTGGTACCTGATGTCATTGAAAATTCCCAGGAAATATGGGTTGGGTTCATGCAGTTTGTCAACAGTGGCCGGGTTTTTATCCGGAAACGATACGTGAAAGCATACGAAATCGAAAAGGGTCGCGTGGTGGGTGTTCTGGCGGATACGGCAAAAGGGCAAATGATCGCATTCGATGTCATCAGAAGCCATGATCTGACGGGCGGGAGGCTGCGGTCGGGACGATTGTTGTTTCCGAAAAGATGAGTGGACATCATGTCTCTGCACCAACATGCGCCTCTACGCCTGCCGTTCGGGAGTGCAGCCCTGGGTCAGGCCAGTTGAAAAGAAAATAAACCGAACCATGACCGTTGTCAAGGGAAAAGTAAATGCCTGAAATCATCATCACAATGGACGGCGCCGACGCGATCCGGGAACGGCTGCGAGAGATATCCGCGCGGACATCGAACCTCTCTCCCATCCTGAAGGCCATCGGCGACCGGATTGTGGAGCAGACCAAGCGCCGCTTCGAGGCCGGCGGCCCCGCGCCCGACGGTACGCCGTGGAAAGACCCCAAGACGCCGAATCCGAAACGCGTCCGCACCCTGACGGTTTCGGGCCATCTGCGGGACAGCATCCGCGCCCAGATGATGGGCCGGAATGCCGTGATGGTCGGAACGGACAAAACGGACAAAGAATATGCTGCCATTCACCAGAAGGGCGGACGGACGGCAGCTTCGGTCATCCTGCCGCGCCGGAAAAAGGCGCTCAAGACGCCTTACGGCCTGTTCAGGAGGGTGAATCATCCCGGTTCGGTGATTCCCGCCCGGCCCTTCCTGGGCGTGAGCGCGGAAAACAGCCGGGAGGTTCTCGATATGATTAACGATTACATTGCAAAGAGGTAACACCATGAAGAATTTGATCTTGTCAGTTTTGAAGGAGATGACCGGCGCGCCGACGGAATTCCAGCTTCTCCCCTGGGGGAAGATCGATATCTCCGGAGACGAACCGGCGTATCTCTACGACCAGGAGGCTGCCGCGCTTATTGAAGAATTCAAGAATCGCGGCAATGACATGGTCATCGATTACGAGCATCAGACAATGCAGGATGTCCAGGCCCCGGCGGCGGGTTGGATCAAGCGCCTGGTCTGGAAGGGAACGGAGGGGTTGTGGGCGGTGGTCGAGTGGACGGGAAAGGCGGCAGAGTATCTGTCAAACCGGGAGTATCGCTACTTTTCGCCGGTGATTTGGATCACGGCGAAAGACCGGCGCGTCATTCTGCTGGAAAACGTTGCCCTCACCAACCAGCCGAAGATTAACAATTTGAAACCGCTCATGGCCAAGATGCGCCACGAGGACAATCAAAATCAGGAAAGGGAGGAAATTATGATCGCAAAACTGAAAAAGCTGTTGGGGTTGGCCAATGAAGCCGGGGAGGACAAGATCGAAGAGGCTGTGACCCAGCTCGTGGCCAAAAATACGAAACTGGAGGCCGATGCCGCGAAAGTCGTCGCCTGCAAAGAGGTTATGGTCGCCCTGGGCGCAAAAGAGGACGCGGGGAAAGACGAGGTCGTGCAGATCGTCGCTTCCCTCAAGGCACCGGCGGATGTGGCCAAGACCCTCAGCCTGGAAGTAACGGCCCTCAAGCAGAAGATCGCGGCGATGGAGCAGGAGGACCTGATTTCCCTGGCCTTGAAGGAAGGCAAGACGAGCCCCGAGGAGCTGGACAAGTGGGGCCGCGACCTGGCCGGTAAAGCGCCGGAGCAGTTTCGGCAGATCGTCCTGTCCCGCCCGGCGGGCAGCGTAATTCCCGTAGACGGCATCAAGATCGCCGCCAAAGACACCCAGGGAGCCGTCGACGCCGCGCAGCGCTCCATCAACGAGATGATGGGCATCGACGAGGAAACCTTCAAAAAATACAACAAATAAACCCATCCTTAAGCAAGGAAAAGGAGGAAAAACATGACCGCATTAGCTGAAGACAAGAAGACCGAATACCGGGAAGGAGTCGACATCTCCATTCCCGTGGACGACGGGGACACTATTTATGCCGGGGCGATGGTCAGCGTCAACGCCGCCGGGTACGCAGTGGCGGCCGGAGACACCGCCAGCACGCTTTTCGTGGGCATTGCCCGCGAACAGGCGGACAATAGCGCAGGCCAGGACGGCGACATCAATGTCACGGTTCGCCGCCGGGGCTTGTTCAAGATGTCCTTCGCCACGGCGATCACCATCGCCAACGTCGGCGACAGCGTCTATATCGCCGATGACAACAACGTGGATCTCGTGGGGAATGTCACGAATGACATCTTCTGCGGGATCATCGCGGAATACATCGATACGACCCATGCCTGGATCGATATCGAACCGGCCATCCGCCAGTCCGACGCCGCCGCGCATATCGCCGACGGCAGCGGAGCCCATGCCGCCAGCGCGATCTCCCTCGCCGACGCCGGTTTGTTTACCGATCAAACCGAGGTGGAAGCGGCCCTTCAGGAGATCTACCAGAGCCTGCTCACGGCAAAGGGCGTTATTCCCATTCCTATGCCGAACATTACCGACGCGGGTGTCGCCCTGGCCGCATTCTCCGACGGAGACAGCACAGTGCCCGGCTACTGCGTCACGGCAAAGGGCCTGGGTATTCGTTGGAACAACCACGCCACTCCCGGCGCGGTGGGCACAAAGGTCATCGTCCCGCCCGACATGGATGTGACCGCCAACGCGGTGCTCCATATCCTGGCTGCCAAGATCGGAGCGACCGTCGGCGATGCCACAAAATTCACCGTGGCCGCCTACAACAACGTGAAGGCGGCTGCATATGACGCAGATTCCACTTTTGGCGGCGACACCAGCGCCATGACCGGCGACGCCACGACCAAGCACGTCCAGGAAGTGACGCTCACCCTGGCTCTGGCCAACCTCGCGGCCTATCCGGCGGCAGTGGAATTGACCATCAAACCGAAGGACGGCACCCTCGGCACCGATGATGTGATCATGCTGGCAGCGTGGATCGAATACAAGAAGAAGCTGCTGGCGGCGTAACCAAAACCTTGACCGGGGAGAGAACGTCGTTCTCTCCCCACAGCCAAAAGAAGGAGGCTTAAAATGATTGTCAATCAAGCGAATTTGCAGGGCATCTACAAATCGTTCAGCACCGTTTTCAACCAGGCGTTCGATTCCGCACCCAGCCAGTGGCCCCTGGTGGCCATGCAGACGCCTTCCACCGGACGGAGCGTCGACTACAAGTGGCTGGGCGACTTCCCCATGATGCGGGAATGGCTGGGCGACCGGGTACTGAAGGACCTGTCCGCCTTCAAGTACGAGATCACCAACAAGGACTATGAGTCCACCATAGAGGTGGATCGCAACGACATCGAAGACGATCAGATCGGCGTCTATACGCCCATGATCCAGGGGCTGGCCCAGGCGGCGAAGGTGCATCCCGACATCCTGGTCTTCGCCCTGCTGAAGGCCGGATTTGACACGGAATGCTTTGACGGGCAGTACTTCTTCGATACCGACCACAGCGTCAACGGCGCGTCCGTTTCCAATACCGGCGGCGGCGCGAGCACCCCCTGGTACCTCCTTGATCTGTCCAGGCCGATCAAGCCCATCGTCCTCCAGATCCGGAAACGTCCCCAGTTCGTATCGATGGACAAGCCGGACGACGAGAACGTCTTCATGCGGAAGAAGTTCCGCTACGGCGTCGATGACAGGAAGAACGTTGGCTACGGCCTGTGGCAGCTTGGCTACGGCAGCAAGCAGACCCTGAACGCCACGTACTATGCGGCGGCCAGGGCGGCCATGATGGCCTTCACCAACGACGAGGGCGTGCCGCTGGGCATCACTCCGACCCACCTGGTCGTTCCTCCGACCCTGGAATCCAACGGCCGGTCCGTCGTGGAAGCGCAGTTCGACGCCACCGGGGCAAGCAACGTCTGGTACAACACCGCGAAGCTGGTGGTCGTGCCCTGGCTTGCATAACGTAAACCTTGCGGGAGAGCGGGCCCGCCCCGCTCACCCCCGGTTGTACGGACCGGATGAAGGGTGAGCGGGGAAAACGCTCAACAAGGAGGAGCTTAAGATGATCAAAATCAGAAGCAAAAAAGCCGGGTTCAGACGGTGCGGCCTCGCCCACCCGAAGGAGGAAGCGCAGTATCCAGATGACCGATTCAGCAAGGAGGAATTGGCCATTCTCAAAGCGGAACCGATGCTGGTCGTGGAGATCGTCCCGGACAAGAAAGAGAAAACCGAGGATTCCGGTGCAACCGAAAAGGTTGAAGCGGATGAAACCGGCAAAGAACCGGCCAAACCCGGAAAGAAAGGCAAACGGTAATGGCTTACTGCACCCAGGACGATATCCTGAATCTGCTCAATGAAACCGCGCTGATTCAGTTGACGGACGATGATGGCGCGGGTGAGATCGATGCCGATAAAGTCACCCGCGCCATCGCCGATGCCGATGCCACCATCGATACGTATTGCCAGGATCGATATGCCATTCCTCTGTCCCCCGTGCCTTCGAAGGTTCGCCAGATCAGCGTGGATATTGCGGCCTACAACCTCTACTCCCGCAGCGACCTGGAAATGCCTGAAATTCGGACGGACAGGAACAAGGAGGCGATTCGTTTCCTGGAAAAGGTGGCTGACGGGAGAATCAAGCTCGGATCGGCGACGCCCTCTCCCGCCAATACGGACAACACGGTGAATGTGGCTTCCAATGACCGGAATTTCACCAGGGACAAGATGTCGGGGTTTTAAATGATCGAGACGATTCAGGACGCCATCATTACGCAACTGCAGAAGATCACCGCCGTGGCCAGCGTAGGCGTTTGGCAGGGTGACATCGAGGACCTGCTCAAATCGCCCCAGCGCCTGCCTGCTCTGAATGTGATCTACCACGGTGCGGATTTTGACGAAAAAAAGGTCATCGGGACCAACCGGGCCGATCACCAGATGGACTTCCTCATCGTCCTGGTTTCCAGGAACCTCAAGAGCAGGGAGGCTGGTGCATCCGAAGCCTACACGATCATCGAGGCGGTCAGAAACTACCTCATCGGCCACCAGATCAGCCCTTACGGGTGGCTCTGGCCTGTCAGGGAGGACCTGGTGACGGCTGAGGGAGGGCTGCTGGTCTATGGGCTCAATTATCGTTTGAAAACGAACGTCATCGCAACTGAGCCGGTCCCTGAACCGGAACCGTAAAAGGAGAATCTATGAAAAAACTATATTATGACGAAGGTCCGAAAATCATGGGCTGCGGCATTGCCGGGCAGTTCAAGATCGGCGTCCCGAAGGAGGTCCCCGACGATGTGGCGGAAGTCCTGCTCCGCAAGGGGAGGCTGAAGGAATACCAGGAAAACCAGCCGGAGATCGCATCCGGCCGAAGCAAGAAGGGAAAGGAGGAATAACCTATGTCTCAGCAATCAGGCGCTAATGCCGTATTGATTTTCGACACCGAGACGGCGTTCAAGAGCACCCCCGGTGCGCCGGACGCTCATGTCCTGCCGTTCACGACCGAATCTCTGCGGCTGAACAGGAACCTCGTATCGTCCAATACGATCCGTTCGAACCGCAATCCCCAGGCCCCGGTCCGGGGAAACGTGGACGTCTCCGGCGATATCAATTTTGAGCTTTCTCCGCAGTACGGCAAGCTCTTCAAGCACATCTTCGGCGGATACGGCGTCGCAGGCGGTCCGGCTCCCTACACGCACACCTACAAGATCGGCACGCTGCCGGTCGGGATGTGCATCGAAAAGCAGTTCACGGACCTGGCCACGGACAAGTACTTCCTCTACAACGGCTGCCGGGTGAACAGCTTCAGACTGGCTGCCAAGCCGGAAGGGATGATCGACTGCTCCGTCTCCATCATGGGAGCGAAGGAAACCATCGGGGCGGCCACTTTCGACGGAACGGCGACCGACAACGGCCACACGCCGTTCGACGGCTTCTCCGGGTCTATCCAGCGCGGCGGCTCCCCCCTGGGGACGGTCACCGAGATCGATTTCACCCTGGACAACGCCCTGGACGGCAACAACTACGTCATCGACGGCACGGGCCAGCGCTACAGCCTTCCCGAAGGGCGGGCGAAGGTGACCGGAACGGCCAAGATCCTCTTTGAGGACGATGTGCTCTATGCCCTGGCCATCGCTCACACTGAGACGACCATCGAGCTGCATTTCACGAAGGGCGCGGGAACGGGTGCGTCGGCAGGCAACGAAAAGATGAGCTTCTACCTCGATGAGGCCATTTTCAAGCCTCAGTCCCCGGTGATCTCAGGACCGACGGGCCTGCTGGTGGAGCTGCCCTTCGAGAGCTACTACAACGACGACGCCGATGCTTCGGCCCTGCGAATGGTGCTTCTGAGTCCGATTGCCACATTCTAAACGTAGAAAGGACATAACGTGGAAAAAGAAATTAATGGGATAAAATTTGAGATACGGCCCCTTACCAGGGGCGAGGTTAAGGCCCTTAGAAAGAAGGGCTACAACATCGGCAACCTGTCCCTTGAAAACGCGGACGATGCGGCCGACGAGATTCTGGAGATGGTCTGCGGATCAGAGCAGATCCAGGAGGTCGATGCGCTCCCGAACGACAAGGCTCTGGAACTGTTCAAGGCGATCATCGACCTGAGTTACGGAAAAGGCGCCGATGAAAAAAACTTGAAGCCATCTGGCAGTGGTACGAAGGCGGCGGACCTGCCAGGTGCAAAGGATGCATAGATCGGTCTCGGTGTGATCAATGCCGGAACGCCCCGCCCGCTTTGCTGAGGGAAAATGAAGACGCCTGGGATCTATGGACAAACGTCTTGACGCAATGGCGGGTGGGGCCGAACGGTGTGATCGGTCTTGATTACAATGCCGCCGCCATGATCGCGGGCGTCATCGAGATCGAATTTGACAAGGTGATCCTGAGAAAACTCAGGGCGCTTGAGCGGAGCGTGTTGAAAGGGATCCATGAAAAGCAGGACGCAGGAAAGCAAAACGACCCTAAATCGGCGTTTTGCCGGGCCTGCCGGGCGGCAAAGAAGAACGTGGACTGCTCGACCTGCAATATCGACCAGATAGTTGTGAAGAGCCCAAATGACGAAACTCGAAATCATCATCGCAGCTAAAGACTTGGCCACCGGCGTTGTGCAGACGGTGAATTCGGCGACGCGTGCCTACAAGCAGACGCTCCAGGAGGCTAACAGTGCCGCGAATGAGTTCTCCGGGACAATTCGCAACCTGTTCCTGTCGTTCGGCGGTTATGCCGTCATCAAAAACGCCGTCAGCGCTGGTTACAGCTTCAATTCCACGATGGAGGAAACCCGCGTCGGTTTGGGTTCCCTGATCTACTCTATGCGGGAATTCCGCGATAAAGCCGGGGACATCGTCACTGGCCAGCGAGCCTTTGAAGCCTCCCTGCGCCTGAGCGTCGAGACGCAGAACAGACTGCGCATCGCCGGTCTGGAGACGGCCGCAACCTACGAGCAACTGACGAAGGCGTACACACAGTCTTATGTCCCGGCCCTCAAGGCCGGTTTCGATGAAAAAATGGTCGTGAATTTCTCCACGGCCATCGTCCAGGTGGCTACATCCATGCGGGTTCCGCTGGATATGCTGGGCGAGGAGGTTCGCAGCATTCTTACCGGCAACATGACGCCCAGGACGACCATGCTGCAGCCGCTCATGGAGGCGGCCGGACTGACCAACGAGAAGATCCGCCAACTGAACGCAACAGGGAAGCTCTATCCTGCCGTCATGAAGGCCCTTGAAGGGGCCACAGTCGGCGCAGCAGAGGCATCCAAGAATCTATCCGTCCAGTTGTCCAACCTGAAGGACGCAGCCACCCAGGCCCTCGGAAAGGGCATGGAAATAGGCTTTCAAAAGACTAAGAGCATCATCAAGGATGTCACCGATTCCATCGTCACGTTCAATAAGGAAACCGGAGAGATCAAATGGAATGAAAGCCTGATCGTCTCCCTGCAGAAGATGGACGAGAAGATCTTCTCCATCATTGACGGCATCCGGGACATGAGCAAGGCCATTAGCGATTTCACGAAAAATCATCCCGTCATCGTGGATCTCCTTACCGGATTCGGCGGTCTGGCGGTGAAGATCCTGGCCGTCGGCGTAGCCATCAGGGCCATCGGTGGAACGGTGACCTGGCTGGCTTCCCTGGTCGCTGCCAATGTTGCCTTCATGGCGGGCTTGTTCGCACCGGTTGTGGCGTCAATCGAAAGCCTGTTTGCAGCGGCGCTGGCAGGTGCGGGAGGTCTGGCGACAATGGCGACGGCAGCCGCATTGGCTGCCGGAACTATGGCCGGTATTGGGGCTGCATTTATCGGATGGAAGTTGGGGCAGCAGATCGCTCAGATGGAGATCCTGGGGCTGACCATCGGGGAAGCCATGCAGGCCGGATACGCTTCGGTCGCCAAGTTCGGCGCTTATGCGGTCTATGCCTGGGACATGATCGGGGCAACGGCTAAATCGGTTTGGGGGCAGGTCAAAGAGGCAGGGAAAAGCCTCTTCTACGAATTTATCGCCACCATTCAGGAATCATTCCCGAAAATGGCTCAGTTCTTCGGTCTAACGGAGGATTATCGGAAAAAGGCCGATTCCGCCAGGTCGTCTCAAAGCGCCATCTACCAGGACTTCATAAAGAACCAGACGGCGGCTAAAAGCAAACTCAAGCAGGAGTTGAACGTCCAGGAGTCGATCCGCGAAGAGATCTTCCGGGGAGCCGACGCCAGGAACAAGATCAAAGACGCCACGGACAGCGCCACGAAGAGCACGGAGGACCTGACGGCCGGGAGCCGCAAGGGGAAGGCCGCTGCCGTTGAATATAGCCTTGCCCATAGCGCCGTGAATTCCACCCTCGACCGGATGAGCGACATCCTCAAGGGAGCGAAGGAAAAGGTTGCCGAATTCGCCACAGAAATCAAAAAGCTTACCGCGACGTCTCATGGGGCCAAGCTGATTGACATCGAAGATGCCTACCGGAAAGACATGGCGGCCGTAGAGAAGTACAAGACCGATATGGAGCGGACCGTCCGGGAATTACAGGAGAAAATCTCGAAAGCACAAAAAGATGCTGCAAAGAAAAACGCCAAACGGGACGCCAATGATCCTATCACTGCCGTCGATCCGTCGCTCCAGGCCGATGCGCAGAATATGCTCAAGCTCAAGCAGGAATTAGTGACCAATGTCGAGATCCTGGAAAGGCAGGCAAAAGAGAAAAGAGATATCGCCCTTGCCCAGGAAAAATCCGAGAATCTTGTTTCCGTCCGTTCCTTCGTAGCCGCACAGACCCAGGAGTACACCCAACTGACCGGAAACATCCTGGCCGGGTACAAAGCAGAGGCGGACGCCCTGCGGGCAAAGCTCGCTGAGGAACTGGCGGACGTCAAGAAGTCTGCCGAGGAAAAGGCGGCCATCACGCTTCTGTACAACGAGAAAATCCGCCAGGCCGAGGTGGTAAAACCCGCCGAGTATGACCGGGCTGCCCGTGAAGCTGAAATAAACAATCGCCTGGCCAGCCTCGATCTGATTGAGGCAGAGGGTACGGCGCACCGGAACACCATCAATGAGCGGATCCGCCTGACGGAAGAACTGATCGCCCTGCAGCGTCAATCGCTTGCGGCCATGCCCAAGACGGGCAACGAGCAGGCATGGAACGCCCAGATGGACAAGATCATCGCCGAGCAGAAAAAGCGGGCGGAACTGGTGCGCGAGCAGTTGATGAATTCGCCCATTGAGGCGATGAAACTCGGCTTCAAGGATCTTTTGAACAAGTGGACCGATGTCGGACAGCAAATGTACGACGTTTCACAGACGACGGCGACGGCCATGCGTGATGCCTTCAGCGATATCTTTTTTGACGCCTTCCAGGGAAAACTCAAGAGCGTCGGCGATTACATTACGTCTTTTGTCAACAGCGTCAACCGAGCCATCGCCAACTATCTGGCAAATATGGCAGCGGCTGGCCTGATAGGTGCGGTAAAGAGCGGAATAAGCAGCTTCTTCAACTTAGGCACCTCTGGAAACTCATCGCTGGGCTCCAGTACGAGCACAATCTCCGGTAATTCGACCGGCAATTATTTAACTGTCGATCAAAGCCTTGCTTTGGGAAGCCACGGTGGGGGTATAGCTGGCCGCGAAGCACCGGCATTCTACCGCATGGTTCCGAACCTTGCCTTTGCCGGAGCCCCGCGTTTCCACGGTGGGTTTGCTCCTGACGAATATCCCGCCGTCCTGCAGCGCGGCGAAGGCGTCTTTACCGCCGGGCAGATGAAAGCTATGGGGCTCATGGTGGCCGGGTCCGGCGGCGACAGCGGGCCGAACGTCGAGGTCAATATCATCAATCAATCCGGTACGGAGCTGTCCGGCAAACAACGGGGAGCCCCGAAGTTCGACGGCAGGAAATGGGTGCTGGACATCGTGGTCGAGGGGATGGAGCGCTACGCTCCGCTCCGGACTGCGGTGGGGAATATGAGGGGCTGATCATGCCATTGACGCTGGCAGCAGCAATCGCTCTCGCCAAGAATCGCCTGTCCGACGACGGTGCGTGGCTGGTGTTGCTGGATATCGTGCTCGACGAGTCCACCGTGCTGTATCTGGTGCGCAACACGGAGGATATTACCTGGGGCGGGCAGACCTATACGGCATTTCCCTTCGACGTTGACGATGCAAAGCAGTCCGGAGACGGATCTATCCAGTCGGTCGCCATCCGCGTGAGCAATGTCATGAGGGCCGTGCAACGGCAGATAGAGGCCCTGGATGGCATGGGGGAGGCCTCTGTCATATTGCGGGTGGTCTATTCCGAGGAATTGGATGAGGGCGCGGTCATAGAAGAGACATTCTCCGTGGGCAGCGTCTCGTGCTCACCGGAATGGGTATCCATCGAATTACAGCCCGAAAACTTCTGGTCCCAACGTTGCCCGCGCTACACCTACACGCGGCAGAATTGCCGCTGGAATTTCAAGTCCGACGAATGCGGTTACAGCGGGGCGACCGCAACGTGCAATAAAACCATGCTGGCCTGCGCTGCCATGAGCGGCGGGTCGAACATTGCGCGTTTCGGGGGTTTCCCGGCCATTCCGGGGGTGGGCTTCGACGAATACGGAACAGCGGAGAGTGTGGCAGATGCACCGTGACAAGATCTCATTCGGCGACTTGATAGGCAAGCCCTTCCAGGAAAACGGCCGGGGGCCCGCGTCGTATGACTGTTATGGTCTGGTGATCGAGGTCATGCGCCGGTTCGGTATCGATTTGCCGGATTACAACCTGCTCTGCAGCGGGCACGATCCAAAAGACATCGAGGCTGCCGTGGAGGCGGCCAGCGCTGAATGGGAAAAAATCGACGGCCCCGAGATTGGGTCCCTGGTCACCATTGCCTATCCGTTTCCGGGATCGGTATCGCATGTGGGCGTGGTCATCGACATGGATCGATTTATCCATGCCCGTCAAGCGACCGGGGGCGTGTCGATAGACCGCCTGTCGTCCGCCGCATGGAACAAGCGGATCAGGGGCTACTATCGCTATATTGGCCCGTCATCGGACCGCGGCGGCCGCGTGGGAAGCCCGTTTTTCAGCCCCATTGAGTTGCCTGCAGACCCTACGCTGTTCCCGGCCGGCACCAGCATCGGGGAGATTATTCGTTCGCGATTTCCGTATCTGAGCCCCTCGACATGCATCGTGATCTGCAACGGCCGCCTGAACCCCGACTGGGCCCGGGCGGTGAACGATGGCGACCATATCATGATCATGCCGCGGATCAGGGGCGGCAACATCGGAAGAACCATCGGCTCCATCGTCGTAACCATCGCTGCTGTTGTTGCCACTGTCTATACATACGGGGCCGCCGGAGGTGCGGCTGCTGGTTGGGTGGCTGCCGCATGGGGTGCTGCCGCCGGGACGGCGGTCTCTCTCGCGGGGAGCATGGTCGTCAACTCGCTGTTCCCTCCGCTCGACGTCAATGCATCCCTCCCTGCCATATCAGAAACCTCGTCGTTTGGATCGGGCTCGATGGGGGGTTCGACCACCTATGCCTGGGGCGGTCCCAAGAATTCATGGTCGCCGGAACTGGCCATCCCCATCCTGTACGGAAAGATGCGCTGTGGCGGCCAGATCATCAATTATTATCTGGAAACCAACAACAATACCGACAACCAGACGCTCTATATGCTGATCGCCATTTGCGAGGGTGAAGCCACGCCTCCCGCATCGGCCGACGAGATCTATATCGGAGACGACAAGCTCGTCACGTACGATGCCTATCAGTACGATACACGCGGCGGGACTGGCGACCAGACGGTGATCGCCGGATTTGAAAAACTCCACCAATATAGAGACCTGTCGATCAAGGTGGAAGCGCGCACATTGCTGTCGGTGCACTTCGATAGCGACGTGGTGTCGGATGCGTCGCCGTTTGCCCGCACGCTGATCAATAGCGGCGGGGTGACTCTGGACACAACCAACAAGAAATTCGGGGCGGGGTCGGCCGCCTTCGATGGTACGGCCAGCGCGCAGCTATATCTGGCCTCCAGCGATTTTGACATGTATTCTAGGGATTTCGGGGCCGCCATACAGTGGCTGCCGTCACTGGTGGCGGGGACGAGATATTACGGCTTGCTGTCGTATTGCAGCACCACGGCAGGATGGTGCCTCTTCTATGACAAAGACAACGATATAATTGCT